CATTATAAGATTACTGGTTATAGTCAAATAGGTATAACGGATTTTTATAATTTAGATTTAGAATACATCGGAGGAAACGGAAATATAGTAGATGATATATATTATGATTTAGTTTCGTTTAATTTATCCGGGGGAGTTGGCACAACGCCAAACCTACAGCAAGTAACAGACGAAGGAAATACTACAAACAAAGATGTAACATTTTTTACCGAAGCCGATGAATTAGGCGTTGAAATACTTCAAAATAATGATGATTTTGCTGTTATTAAAGTTTGGGCAACAGACGGCGCAATAGGTTCTAATAATTATTTAGAGTTAAAAGGCGATGGTTCAATTGCTGGAAGTTATTCAAATAATTCTAACTTTAAAACAAGGTTATCATTTCCGTTTAATATAACTCAAAACTATGGCTTAACATTACCTCTTGGAGATGGTTATATTGCAAAATCTGTCAACGGAGAAGTAGCAGATATAAATGGCAATATTACAATTCCTAGCACGGCAACTCCAACACTTGCGGAAGTTTTAAATGTTGGAGGTCGTGAAATTAAAATAGTAGATACAACTTTAGGAAATTATACTTTATTGGCTTCCGATATAAATAAAATATTGTATTTAGCAGGCGACGCTGTTATTAATGTTGTTATAAATAGTGGTTTAACTTTAAATTATGGAGATGAATTTATAATTTGTAATGGTCAATCAATAGATAATGTAAATTTTGATGTTACTGCAATCAACAATGGCACTAGTTTTAATCCAATACTACCTTTTTATAAAGCTGTGGTTACTTTTTTAAATGATGGTGCTGCTGAATTTTACTCTGTTTTTTATGAAACAAATGGTTTAAATAGCGGTGGAGGTGCAACTGATTTAGCATACACATCAAGTCCAACAAACGGAATTGTAACGAGTTCAACAGGAACGGATGCAACATTACCTTTAGCGGATGCAACTGATGCTGGATTGTTAAAACCCGCAGACTTTACGCAACTATCAACTTTAGTAACGGATTTAGCAAGTAAGGTTGATGAAAATACAGCAATAACAGGAGCAACAAAAACTAAAATAACTTACGATGCAAAAGGATTAGTTACTGCTGGTGCTGATGCTACGAAGTCAGATGTGGGTTTAGGAAATGTTGACAATACAAGTGATGCAAACAAACCAATTTCAACTGCAACACAAACAGCTTTAGATTTACGAACTAGAGAGCTATTACAAAACTTTACAGACTATACAAGCACAGGAGTTTTAACCGAGCAAATCATATCTAACCAAGCTATAACTGCTAACGATATGAAAATAAATAGTTTTTTAAACTTTATAAGCACATACTCAAGAACAGGAACAACCAACGCAACTGTTTCAATTTACTTAAATACGACTTCAAACTCTTTAGTTGGTGCCGTTAAAATAGCGACTGCAACAATTACTTCAACTCAAAGTTTACCTTGTTTTAAACGTGATTTTTCAATCAATACATCAAGTGTTTTAAGAGGTGTTTTATTTACTGCAAACGCTGTTACCGATGAAATTGCAACACAATTACAATCAACAACAACTTTAACTTTAGGAAGTGGATATTATTTAATCACAACAGTATCATTAAACAACGTAGCCGATACAGTTACACAACGTGCAATCAATTTAAAATCTAGCAAATAATGTTTTATACAATTTTAGACGAAAACAATTTTGAGTTATTTGGTGTTAATTTAGAAAAAGCACCAAGCGAAAATTATACAACGGTTTTAAGGACTGAATTTTTTATAGTGCCCAGGTTTAATGGCACAAATTGGATCGAAGGCGCAACAGAAGAAGAGATACTAATTTACAATCAATTATAAATAGAAACAAGAGTATATGGAATTTTTAGTCAACAACTGGGTGACATTAATGGGGTTTTTATCGGCCCCTATTATGTATTTTTTGGGGGGTAGGCAAGAAAAAAATCAACAATTAAAAAAAGGCGATGTGGAAATTGAAATAGTAGAGGTTGACTACGCCGTTAAAGTTCGTGAGTTATATGAAAGTTTATTAGAGCGGGCAACTGCAGATAACACTGCTTTAAAGTTGGACAGAGAGGCTTTAATAGCTGAGTTCAAAAGTGAAAGAGAATATTTCAGAAGTCAAATTGATGAATTAAGACAACAACTTATTATCACACAAGGTCAATCGGGTGCATTGCAAACACAATTTAACGACATTCAATTAGCCTACGCAAAGGAGGTAGAGCAGTCGCAAAACTGGGAAAAATTGCATAGAGAACTTTTAGCAAAATATAATAACTTAGAAGCTCTTTACGAAAAGTTAAAAGAAGATTTTGATAAACATAAAAAAGCAAGTAAACAATGAAACTAAACGAAGAAGGATATTTAATAATTGCCGCATTTGAGGGGTTAAGATTAACTCCTTATTTGTGTAGTGCTGGCGTTCCAACAATTGGGTATGGATCAACGTTTTATCCAAGCGGTATAAAAGTGACAATGCGAGACAAACCAATTACAAAAGAAACTGCTTTATGGATGCTAAAAACCACGGCTAATATGTTTGCAAAAGATGTGGACAAGTTAGTTACTTCGGCGGTCAATCAAAATCAATTTAATGCATTGGTATCATTTGCTTTTAATTTAGGGAGTGATATTGACGCTGATAACATACCAGAAGGATTAGGCGATAGTAATTTGTTAAAGAAAGTTAATGCAAATCCTAATGAGCCAACAATAGCAAAGGAGTTTATGAAATGGGTTAACGCGGGAGGGAGACGTAACAATGGCCTTATAAAAAGAAGAACTGAAGAAGTTAAAATATATTTCAAATGAAACAACTAATTGTATTTTTATCGGTTTTATTAGTATCTTGTGGTTCAAGAAATGTTAATAAAGAAGTTACCAAAACAGATAGTATCTCAAGTACTGTTGCTATTGTAAAAACAGATAGTATTTCTAAGGACAGTACCTCTATTAAATTTGATGTCGAAACAGAAGAGATAGTAATCGAAGCGGTGGATACTACAAAGCCAATTGAAATAACCAATAGCAAAGGCAAAGTAACAAAGTACAAAAACGCTCGTTTAAGCAAGAAAAAAAAGAAAGACAATACTATTGTTGTAAACGAGAAAACAGTTGCTAAAATAGTAGTCGATTCAGTTAGCAATGAGATAGAAGTAAACAAAATAGAAAGCACAAAGATAGTTTATAAGGAACAATTTAGTTGGGGTAAATTTATGTTAGATTTGTGGTGGCTTTGGTTAATGCTTTTAGTAGTTGGATATGTATTTTATCGTTATGTAAAAAGAACAACCTTATTATGAAAATAGCGCACGTTAACGGAACAAATAATCCAAACTTTATTGAAGTTAGACAATATACTAATAGGATTGTGAATATATCTAAAGAGACTAAACCTACAAATTCAGAATTCTGTAATGGTGTTTGGAAGGTTAAAGCAATAAATATTATTCCTGAAGAATATAAACATGATTATGAATTTGTAAAAAAATAAAAAAATAGGTGATATATAGGTTATATTAATTTAATCAAATAAAATTATGTCAGACGCTATAGTCAAAAATTTAAGTTTTGGCAAAGATGCCAGCGATAAGGTATTTGCCGGAATAGAAAAGTTAGCAAAAGCAGTAAGCTCTACATTAGGAGCGGGTGGTAAATGTGTACTTTTAGAAGATTCATTTGGAAGACCATTTATTACAAAAGATGGTGTTACAGTGGCAGATTCCATTACGCTATTAGATCCTGTTGAAAACATGGGAGCTACATTACTTAAAGAAGCAGCCGGGAAAACTGTTAGAGAGGCTGGAGACGGAACAACAACGGCAACAGTATTGGCACATGCTATTTTACAAAAAGCTTATTCAATTCCTAATACAAATGCTCGTCAAGTAAAAGACGGTATAAACAAGGCGGTTGAAAAAGTTATTGAGTATCTTGAAAAGAACTCTATAAAAGTAGATGATACTATGCTAGATCAAATTGCTACTATATCAACAAACAACGACCCTGAATTAGGCAAGTTAGTTGGTGATGCTTTTAGATCAGTAAGTAATACAGGGGTTGTAATGATGGAAACATCTGTTGATTCAGAATGTAGTTTACAGATTGTTGAAGGAGTACAATGTGATATGGGTTTAAAGAATTCACATTTCATTACAAATCATAAAAACAAAACAGCGGAGTTAGATAACCCATTGGTGTTGTTAGTTGAATCTCCAATAGATAATATAAGACAAATACAATCTATATTAGAGCATGTTATAAAGGCTAATAAATCATTGCTCATAATTGGTGACATGGATCAAACACCATTAGCTACATTAGCAATGAATAAGTCAAAAGGTAATATAAAAGTAAATGTTATTGATGCGCCCGTGTACGGCGTAAATAGAAAAGAAATATTTGATGACTTAGCTTTGTTGACCGGAGCTACATTAATAAATGAAGATCTTGGTGATGATTTAGATTTAATACAAATCGATATGTTAGGTGCTTGTTTAAAGAGTATCACAAACCACGAAGAAACAATATTACATATAGGTGAAACGCCTGAAGAGGTATTAGAAATTATAAAATATATTAAGGAATCTTTATTAGAAAATCCCCCTGCATCAAAAGTAATAAAACTAGAAAAACGGCTTGCAAGATTAACTGCAAAAATAGCCTTAGTTAAAGTAGGGGCGAATTCTGAAATAGAACTTAAAGAAAAAGCGGATAGAATAGAGGATGCTATATGTGCTACTAAAGCCGCGATCAAGGAAGGTATTGTAGCTGGGGGCGGAATTGCTTTGTTAAATGCTTCTCATAATATAGATACATTTTCTATTGGAGAAGAAATATTAATAGAAGCCATACGAGCACCGTTTAATACGATACTAGACAACGCCGATATTACCGAAGTTTCTATAGACGTTATTTCAAAGGTAGGTTATGGGCTAGATGTTATAACAGGCAAAACTGTTAATATGATTGAAGCCGGTATAATTGATCCTCTATTGGTTACTAAAAGTGCGTTAATAAACGCTGCCTCTGTAGCAACCACTATATTGTCAACCGATTGTGTAATTAACAATCTAAGAGCATAATGGAAGCAGTTGGTAAGTGTTTGATTATACAAAAGAAAGAAGAGGGTATTACCAAAACAAAAGGAGGCGTAATGCTTGCCGCAAATCAAAGGGAGGACATTAGATATATTGAAGCTAATGTTATTTCAGTAGGCGAAGAAGTTGTTGGTATTAAAGAGAATGATAACATATTTTATGACAGGAATGCTGGACATAAAATAGAGATAGATAAA